GCCGGAACCCGACAGGATGTAGTACGACTCGCCCAGCGCCATGGCCTCGCCGAGACGCTGACGGATGAGGCGCTCGCCCTGCCCGCCGGTCTGCCGGAGCCACTGGTTGGCCGCGTCGTGGATCTGCGCGAGGGTGTAGAACGTCGCCGTGTAGTTCGCCAGCGAGGCGTCCACGTTGGTCTTGGTGGCACCGCGTGCGATGACGATCGCCCGCGTCGGCGCGAGGCCGATATGGGGGATGTCCACGGTGTTGCCCTGGATGCCCGGCACGACGGTCAGCAGCGACCGGTACGGGTTGCTCGCGACGCCCACGGAGGTGAAGTCGGCCACGACCGCCCGGGGGGCGAGGTAGCCGCCGTTCGCGTCCGTGGCGCCCGTGGTCGCCTTCAGGCTGCCCTGCGAGTACGAGGGGACGTCCATCCAGATGGAGCCCATCGCCTTCAGCGCGGCCTCGGCGGCCTGCCGGACCTCGCTCGGGGCCTTGGGGTTCTGGGCGAGGGAGAGGTTGAGGAAGAACGAGTCGGCACCGTCGGTGGCCGCGTCCGTGACGCCGTTGCCCCCGATGAGGCCGGCCTTCGACGCGGATCGCGACTGGGACGCCATGTCCTTCGCCATCTGCTCGATGCGGTCCATCTGCGCCTGCAGGTCCTCCGACCGGCGGGCGTCCTCCTGCTGCGCCTTCAGCGCCCCGACCTCGGTGGCGAGGCGGTCGGTCTCGGCCTTGATGGCGTCGAACCGGGCGGTGTCGGTCTCCTTGGCTGCCTTCAGCTCGGGCACGAGCGCCTGGAGCTGCGCGAACGTCTCGTCCGCCTTGGCCGCGAACTCTGCCGCGGTGTTCATGTCCGGGTCACCGGAGCGCCCCGCACCTGCGAGGCATGGGATGTCAGGTTGTCAGGGCCTTCAGGGCTGCGATGTGCTTGGACACCATGCGCATGGCGTCCCACTCGTCGCCCTCTGCCTTCGCCGCTCCCGCGCCGTCCGAGGACAGGGCGGGACGCAGGTCACGCAGGGCGTCCAGTTCGGTGAGCACGTCCCGAAGGACGTCCGGCACCGTGATGCTGGCGGAGGTGAAGTCGTCCAGCGTGGCCTTCATGGAGAAGATGCTGGCTCGGTTGATGGGTGCCGTGGTCAGGGTCTGCTCGATGTAGGGCCACACCTCGATGTGCCCGGCCTTGCCCCGCCGGACCAGATGGGGGATGGCGGCGGACGAGCCGAACAGCTCCGCGCCACGGTCCGCCAGCGCCTTGACCCGGGCGGCGTTGCGCTCCCCGGCCGCCAGCCACAGGTCGACCCACCATCCGTCGTCGTCAGGGATGCCCGGCTGCCCGTCACGGCCACCCAGGCCGTCCGCCTTGCCCACGAGCCCGGCACCGGCCCTGCCCGAGACGTCGGTGCCGTGGTGCCACAGGACGGGGCGTGCATCGAACCAGCCCGGCTTGATGTCCGTCCGCTCATCGAAGTACTCCCCGTCGAGGTCCCGGCCCCGGCCGTCCGGGAACGGGATGGGAGCGGAGAAGGGGATGGCGAGCAGGCGTCGGGGAGCCTTGCCCGCGTACCACGCCGCGAGCGCGTCGGGGTCCAGCGATGCGGCCTTGATGGCGACGGGGGTCATGTGGCACCTACGATCGGCGTGAAGCTCCTCACGCAGTTGGGATGGGCGATGGGGGACGAGTCCGCCTGGTCGAGCGTCCATACCTGCCCATGGGCGGCGGAGCACTCGTCGTCGTCGTCGCCGTCCACGACCTCCACCCGCTCGACGCCGAACTCCCGATACTGGGCCACGGCGGCCTCGTTCAGGATCGTGGCCGTCTCCGTGCGGGCGATGGTCTCCGCGCGCAGCTCATCGAACAGGCCGGATGCCGACTCGATGCGGTCGCCCAGCTCGGCCATGGACAGCCCGTCATCCATGCCCCTGCGCAGGATGTCGGCCACGCGGTCGCGGGTCGTCTCGGAGATGCCCTTGATGCGGAGTCCCGAGGTCCGCAGCAGGGTCTCCACCACGGCGTCCCGAAGGTCGGCCTTGCCCGCCGGGCGCAGCGTCCGCGCCACGCCGGTCCCGGTCCCCTGGGCGACGCCGATGATGTGCGGCCGGAGCGTGTCGAGCAGGTCCCGCTCCATGCGCACGGCGCTGAACACGGCGTCCACGTCCGTGGGCCTGCGTGCGAGGTGGTCGGCGCGCTCGCGCACCTTCCCGGCCACCTGACGCCCCCATCCCCGGAGCAGGTCCCGAAGGTCCCGCTCCATGGCGGCGACGCCGCGGGCGCGCACGTCGTCCAGGCTGGCCTTCATCGCCGGCGCGCCCGAGGGCATCACCGTGGCAGGCTCGCCGACGGGGGGTGCCGCCTCCGGCCAGACGCGCACCATCGTGGACGCCATCCACACCTCGTCGTCGCGGGCGTCGCCGAAGGGGTCCATGCCCAGCATCCCGCGCCGCTCCCGGTTGGTGAGGGGCTGCGTGGTCGCCTTGGACGCCCGCTCGTACAGCGGGCTCTCATCGTCGAACTCGGGTTCCTCCACCACGAGGCGGATGGTCATGCCCAGCGCCCGGTACCGGTCGAGGATGCCCTGCACCGTCTCCGTGAACGTGCGCAGGCGAGGGCCCACGGCGTTCTGCCACAGGATCGCCTCGTCGTAGCCCTTCGACTCCCCGCTGTTCAGGCCGACCGGGGTCGTCGCGCCCATCTGGGAACGGGGCACGCCCCACAGCTCCGCGATCTGGTCGCCGCTCATCGTCATGATGGCGGCCAGGTCCAGCTCCGCGGGGGTGGCGGACAGCCGGGTGAACTCCACCGGCCCTCGCAGGATGTTGACCCGGCGGGCGCTCTCGGGCGACTCGGTGGCGTTGCGCAGGTCGAGCACGAGCTGCTTGAACTGCTCGTCCTCGATGATGGCGTCGCCGCGGGGGCTGAACGACCCCGCCAGCCGGCCACCGGCCGCCAGCACCCCCGACGCGTGGCGGTCGCCGAAGCGGGTCAGGTCCACCATGGACATCGCCGTCTCCACCAGCCCGGTGGGCGTGTGCCCCATGTCGGGCGGCTCGAGGTGGAACGGGACCACCGACGCCAGCTCCAGCGGGGTGCCGCCCGAGCGGCTGTCGGGGTCCAGCACCCAGCCGGTCAGCGCGCCCGAGGCGTCCACGGCCGCCTTCATGCGGGCGGGGTTGATGTAGAGCAGGGAACGGGGCGTCCCACCGAACGCCTCCGTCTCATCGAGATACCAGAAGCCGTACCCGCACAGGCCCATATGCCGGCTGGTGATGCTCCACAGCCCGGAGCGTGTCGTGGGCACCGCTGGCAGGGGTTCGCCCGCAACGGGCCGGTACGGGTGCTCCAGCAGGTCCCGGACCGCGATGTACGCCGGGTCGGCGTTCTCCGCCTCCTCCTCCCCGATGCGGACGCCCTCGCCATCCTCCAGGTGCCAATCCACCGTGGAGAACCGCTGCGTGATGACGCGTTCGGCCTTGCGGACGTGGCGGTTGGCGACATAGGCGTCCTGCGCCTGCCGCGCCATCCGCGTCGGATCGCGCGTGAACGAGGACACCTGGGGGTAGGTCAGTGAGGTGTGGAAGCCGGAACCGGACACCGCCTTGACAGCGGCGCGGGAGGGCACCAGCGACACGAGATGGTCGAGCAGGCCGACGGTCAACTCTCGGTGTCCTTCGGTCCTGCACCACGCCTGTGGTGCGACAGCGCCAGGCCGACGGCGGATGCCAGCACGACCACGCCCACCGCGATGATAGCGACCGCGGGCCAGATGTTCCACAACCCGAGGAAGATGGCCACGAGGCCGATGGCGGCGAGCGCGTCCGTGGTCGTCACACCACGCCCCCGGCGCTGCCCGTGACCGAGCCCCAGCCCTTCGACAGCATCAGCTCCGACAGCGCCCAGACGAGGGCATCCATCCGGTCCGGGCTGTTCCCGGTGCCGTCGTATCCCACCATCTGCGCCTCAAGCTCATGGAACGGCTCCGCGTGGCTGACCCGGCCCAGCGCGTACAGGCTGGCGATGGGCTCCGCGCGCACCAGCTTGCCGCGGCTGGCGGTCATCGAGCGATAGGGCACCCCCGGCTCCACGACACGCAGGTTGCGCTCCACGAGGTCGCCGCCGTTGTTCACCTCGGCCACGATCCGGTCCGCCCGGTGATGGTGATAGGCGTCGATGGCGCGACGTGCCCACTGCTCGGGGGTCATCCGGCCGGACAGGTCGGCGAGCACGTGGGCCATGCCGTCGTGGTCGACGCCCGCCACCACGATGCCCGTCTCGTCGCTGCCCGCCTGCGATGTCACCGCCGGGTCGATGGCCACCACGATACGCCGCAGCCAGGGCACGATGCCGCCCTTGTCGTGATGGATGGGCACCGGCTCCCGCTTGATGTGGGCAGGGTCGAACAGGCCGCCCGACAGCGCCACCCAGCCGCCCATCACGTACCTTTCGCGGTAGATGCCGGTCAGCCCCTGCATCCTCTCCACGTAGTCCTGCGGGAGGAAACGGTTGGCGGCGGTCGCCGCGCTGAAGTAAGCGCGCTCATCGGTGGGCGGGCTGAACCGCTGCTTGAGCCAGTGGTCGGGGCGGGACGGGTTGGTCGCCGCGGCTATCTGCCGCCACGGCACGTCGGGGTATCGGAGACGCCCCAGGAGCATCATCCAGTCACCCTCGTCCAGCTCCACGGCCTCGTCCACGAAGGCGAACGCGAGGTCGAGCGACCCCACCTTGGACGGGACGCCGGTGGCCGGGTCGGCGTCGAGGCCGAGCAGCCAGAAGCGGCTGCCGTTCGCCAGCTCGTGCCAGCCCTCCGTGCGGTTCCTTCGGACCAGCTCGCCGGGGCGGGATGCCTGCAGGAACGTGACCTGGGTCGTGGCGGCGAGCGATGCCCGCACCTTGCGGAAGATGCCGATGGGCACGCCCGGGTATCGCCTTCCCAGTGCCAGCGCCTTCTCCACGAGGATGCGGGTCTTGCCGGCACCGAACGCCCCCGAGTACAGCAGCTCCCCGGCGTGGCTGTCGAAGAACGCCCGTTGCTGGTCGTTGGCGCAATCCGGCCCGAGCTCACGGCGCCTCGGCTCAAGCACCGGCCGGGGCAGTCTCCGCAAGGACTCCATCCCGGATGCCTCGGAGGGCTGCGCGTTCGTGGTCATCGAGGGTGGCCGTCAGG